TTTTTGACGACACGTTCGCCATCATAGGTGTCACTCATCTGCTGCCAATCCTCGACATACAGCTCGTAGAGCGGGTGCTTTTCACTGACTGACATCGCTTGAACCTCTAGTAATGGCCGGTAGTGCGCCCGGACTTGATGTTACGCTTCTTGAACCGGACACGATACCTGCATTCGTCACCAATGTGATCCTCGGCATCGGAGTCCACATCATCCATGTTGTTTTCGTCACGGGGAAGTGTCGGAACAGTTCGGACGAATTGGTCACAGGTTTTGAAGACAAACAGGCCCGGGCGTTCACGCAGCCCCTCTTCTGGCGGCGTCCGCTTCTCGGGCGGAACAGCTGCCTTCATCATGGTGCGCATCTGCTCCCAGCCTTGCTTCCGTGACCCTGGGCTCTTGTCCGAATACTCCCAGGTAATACCTGGATAGAGCTGGTTGTTTATACGAACTGGCATGCCCATGTCCGTGGCTTTGGACTTGGCATTCGGGTCGTCCTTCTTTCTGCCTTGCTCATCGTCGAAGATGGCATTGTCTGCTGGTCCCGGACGAATACGACACCAGCGACGGTTATGGGCTCGACGCCATCCCATCTCCAGTTCATATTCAACAATCCCCCGGGCGATCTCTGTTGCCAGCAACCTGGCACCCTCGTTAGGTTTACCAGTCCAGCCATACCATTCAGCAATGCGGAACAAATCCCCATGCACTGTCGATCGGCGATGGCCGAAGGCGTCTGTATAGTCAGAGCCATCACTCTCGGCCCACCACCCAACGGAGAACGGAGCACTCGAACCCCAGTCAAAACTGCGGTCAATCCGCCAACTTTCAGGGATTTTGAATGGCTCTGTGAGGATATAATCCTTGCCCATATACCAGATGTCATCGAACATGCCACCAGCAACGATGTCCCACGACCCGTCAAGCCATGCAGCAAGTTCCGCAGGGTTTCGAGCAGCAGTGCGGATATTCCTCTTGTAGTCAGGGTCAGCGGTTAGCAGGACCTTATTCTCATCCAGATAACCATGAATGGCAACACGTGGGAGTTCAAGTTCCCCGGCCTCATCCTTGCTGTCCGTGATGATCTTGCCAATGATACGGCTCTTATGCACGGGCAATTGATAACGCATCTTCACCCAGTTATGTCCGACGCCATAAGGGTTGGTCGTCGCCCGCACTTTGCGAGGCATGCCAACTTTCGTAGAGCGGAGGCAGGAGAACATGGATTTGAAGCACTTGTCGTCGGGCCAAGTGGTAAGTTCTTCCCAGCCGATGAACGGATAGGCATGGCCATGATACTTGTAATAATCAGAGGGCTTTGCAAATTGACGAAAGTAAAGCTTCTCGCCAGTGGGCCATTCCCAGAAAGACTTGGTCTCGTTATATCTAGCCCCAGGCCAGATACGAGGAACCCATTTGCGGGATTTCTCGATCACGTCCTGCAGATCAGGATAGCTTTTGCGGAAGATGATGCCACGCCACTCCACGCCCCAGCCCTTGCCAACATCTTGACAGAAATCCATAATGAGAGCATCAGTCTTCCCCGGGCCGCGTGTTCCTTCGTAGAGACACTCAATAATAGGACAGCTAAGGAACGCCTCTTGAGACCCGGGCTGTGGTGCCCATACAACCTTCTCGGCACGGCCATTGGGCTTGATGACATAAGCCACCAAACCATCGTCAGTCTTGCGCCACTCAATACGAGAGGCACCGAGTTTTATCTCATCTGAGCCACCAAATGAAACGCTCATCCTTACTGAGCCTCTCTGGGGCTTGGCTTGTGATCCAGGATATACCCAGTGTGGCATCCTGCAGTGCCGACAAACACTATCAGGGCAGCACTTGCCTCTTCAGGCGTATCATACCAGCCGATGCACTTCTCGCCGGACTGCAGGACTATGTAGCCCCGTACTTCATAGCGACTGATAATAGGAGTTGCGGAAGATGTCAGCATGGGTCACCCCTGATCCAGGAGGCGACGTTGGAGTAGAAGTACACCGGCAATCAGACCGGGTTCCCATTGCCCCACTGGGTAGGTGATGCTGAGGCGGTCGTCGTCTGTTTCTGCCGCCACGACCAGAGCACGAATTTTGCCCTGCTCTGCCAGCGTGATGAATGGAGCAAACTCGCCCAGAGCGTATTCCCGCAGTTCTTTCTGCGTGGACCCGCCGGCATTCGGCTTAGGCCTATAGCTTTCGAGAATAACCAGGCTGCTGTCTTTAAGCTCGGTGCGCACCGTTCGTGCTTCGGTCTGCTGTATCGATCCAGGGGACTGTTGAAGCGCCTGAGCTTCGAGCATTTTGGTCAGCACGTCAAGATCTTCTTGCTGGATTTGGACCATGGCATGATTGTCCTTGCCAATGCCAACAATGGCTTCGAGAGGGCGTGGAGTGCGAGACACAGGTGCCTGCTGCAGCCTTGCGCCCCTCAGGAGGACCGCAAGAGCTTGTTCAGGGGTAATATCAGGCAAGGGGGTCAAAGCCAAGGTCCTCCAGCTCTTCAGGGGTCAAGTCGTTCACGCCGCGCATGCTATACTCCCTGCCATTCGGCCCGGATTGCATCAGCTGGGGATGAGACAACGGCCGGCGGTTCGCGCCCTTGCCCTGCTCCTTGTTCTCCATCTGCCACTTCAGCAGGTCAGCGGTCTTGCGCTCCAGCTCGGGGTCCTGGGCCTCAGCCTTCTCGCGAATTTTCCGTTCCATGATGGCCCGAACTGAGGAACTGCCGGTGCGCTTTTCCAGCCCGCTGACCGGGTCAACCTCATTCGGAGGCATCTCTGAGGGATACACGGGTGTGCCCTCGAGTGTCTTCCCATCGGCATTGTCCCGGAACCGTGCGGCCCAGTCGTCAGCGCTGAGGTTAGCTTGGTCGCTCTGGGGAATGGCTAGCACACCACCAGTGACGTGCGCCTCGATCCGCATATTCTCGCGGAACTTCTCGGGCCGGCGGGCCTTCAGCAGAACCTCCAGCAGGCGATCACTGTAGCGCCGGACAGTGAGCGGGATGGGCCGGTTGTTCTCATCCAGCTCAAGTTCGCCAGTTTTAGCATCGCGCACGAAGGCCTGAATGCCCTTATGAACGATCGGCTCCTCATATCCAGCCACAGCACGCCGTTGTGCTTCCTGCTCCAGATAATCATTGCCAATCTCCAATGCCGCATCCCAAGCTTCATGGAACTCTGCGACCAAGAGAACCCCGTCATCATCAAGGCCACCCATGTCAATGGTGTATCCAGGATACCCGTCCTCACTACGGCGCTTCCAGTAATACATGAGCCAAGGCGTGACACCACAGCGACGGGCGGTCTCGGAGACATTGGCGCAATCTGCAAATTCTGCTATCACCTGTTCCAGCAGAGCCTTGGACCGTTTCTGGTTGTGTTTGGACTGGTCCGAGTTCTTGGGATAAGCAGGGCGGTGCATTGCCATTTTGGGGCGCCTGTGGTTTTGGATTGGTTTTAAGCCATTTAGCCTTATCATGTTGTAGGCGTATACCAGCGTTGGCTGTTAAGAGGTTCGCCTTATTGCAAGAGTAGAACCGAATTTTTGGTCCCATGACTTTTTTCCAATATTTTTGGAGACTCTCCATATGTAAACCCTGCTGGGTTTCAATCCTGTCCTAATCCCAAATTGCCAAATTATTCATCGTTGTGGAGGCCCGTTCTCGGGTTTTCAAATTATTCATCGTTGTGCAAGAACAGGCTTGGGAGGAGGGTCCCGTTCTCGGGTTTTCAAATTATTCATCGTTGTGCAAGAACAGGCTTGGGGGGCCCCGTTCTTGGGTTTTCAAATTATTCATCGTTGTGCAAGAACAGGCCTGGGGGCCCTATATACAGTGCCTAGGGGCCCCCTATCCCCACTATATATATGAGAAAAATTCGTTTTACATTTCAATAATGACAGGTCATAATAAATAATAAGAAAGGAGGACCAATATACTCTTAGGCTCTTAAAATAGAAACGCTCCACTCTGGGGCCCAATGGAGAACTACCCAAAATGACTCGCCTCTATACAGTGTCCAATCTGGACGCCAGCCTGAACATGCCTATTGTCATTGACACTGAGACAGGCCTTCAAAAAGGTGCCATTCTGTCAGTCTTCACAAATGGCGACTTTGAGGTTCTGTTTTCTGACAGTGACACCATCGCCCTGTTCAACATTTTTGATCCTATGGTCAAAGTGTTCATCTGACACCACCCAAGTGTGACAAATACAACGCACACATACCTTTGAGGATGGCCTCAAAGGTCAACCAATGGAGCTATACCATGTCCACTGCTTTCAAGAACTGCACCCAAGTGGTGAAGAGCCTTCTCATTGAAGGCACTCTGTCCTATAAGGCTATTGCCAATCAGGCCAGAGTCCACTTCCCATTGGCCAAAACGACAGACAAGTCTGTCGCCTCAATCGCCAGAGATATGAGAAAGGCTGGCCTTCTTGGCAAGAGAGTTCTGGCCACTCAGCCTCTTGAAGAAGAACAGCTCAGCATGTTCCCTATCTTTGAAGCCCCTGAGTTTCAGCTGGCCCTGATCTGAAGAGAGTTTGTCTAGGCACTTGTAGAGTGCCTAGACATCCTACAAGTGTCCAGTCATGACCTGATGGAGAAAACCCATGTCCTACTTTTGCTACGCTCCCTACAATGGCCTTAAGACCCAGCGAGGTTCAAGGCCCATCACAAACGAGAAATGCCTGCAGTTCTACAAAGAACACACCTTCAATACCCTGCTCCTGCGTAGGATCAAAAACCTCTACACCCATGACTACTCCAAGTCTCACTCCATTGAGGTAGAGATCGCCACAGGGGAACACAAATGTGAATACTGGTACAAACGCATGGATTTCCCAGGCACCCTTGTGGCTAAAGAAGTCGCCCAAATCAAACGGGCCATCGACGCCCTCGACCTGACACCCTTCAAGGAGTAACGCTGATGAACACCTGCTACATTCTGACCATCACAGATACTGCCAATTTTGACCGGGTTGAGCATCATTCGGTTTGGGATACCTACGCCCACGCGCACGTGCGCGCGATCCTTATTACCTCTCGTCTGGTCCTCCGGGACTCTGGTTACGGGTTGGGTAACACCTTTGATATTGACATCTGTCAGATGCCCATCAACACGGCGTCCAATATGGGGGAGCAACGCTGATGCCCAGACTGGCCCCCATAAATATTGCCAGCCAGTTCCCTGATTACCCCATCAGTGCCTTGCCTGCATTGTGGGACTGGGAAGACGTGAGCTGGCACAATGACGTTTGCCCTTCTTTCCGCAAGGGTAATCTGCTAGTCTGGATTGACTGGCCTGATCCGAGGGAACGTGAGGATTTTGACGGGCGGAGGTTCATTCTGTGCAGGCTTGATGCTGATGGGTGCCTGCCTATGAACGACGCTACCATACTGGAGACGGACAACTGGGAGGAAGTGCTGGTTTTCTCATCCGGGTGCCAGCGTTAGTGCCAGCGTTAGTGCCAGCGTTGCCAGTCCAATAGCGTAATAGTTGGACTGGGACCCTCAATACTGGCGGCGCATTTTGGGCCCATAACACTATCTATGTGTCCAACGATCACAACAGAGGATCTTCTCAATGGGTGCCTCGACCAGAGACATCCATTCGGGCAATCCTGCCCCTAACGGAGACTACCATGTCCAAAATCATCTATGCCCTGATCGTCATTGCCTCGCAAGGTGGTCAGCCTGAATACGAGAAGGTCTATTCGACCGAAGCGGGTTGTGAGCGTGGTGCCACGACCCAGACCACTGAAAAGAGTGCGACCGCAGCTTGGTGTGTCGCCCTGACGATCGACCTCACCCAGCCGGAGAACTGAGACCATGACACACAAAGACCCTATCCGTGGCATCCTGCTGGATGAGCTCGAAACTGTCACCCAAGCGATCGTCCAAGGCGAAAACCTGGACCACTGGCTTGAGCGCCTGCGCGACGTGAACCACGCCTTGCAGTCCCTCGAGAACACCCTCTACATGACAGATCAGGAACGGGCAACACTTCGCCTGCTCCTCGAGTTACACGAAGGTGCCTACGACAGCGAGGAAAAAGATGCACCCTTTGATCTGCAGGCGCATGGAACCCTGCTGGCGAAGGTTCGGACGGCCCGGGCTTAATTGACCGGTTCGGAGGGTGTCTTGAGTCTTCATGGCTTTAGCCCTAAACAAATCTTCAAACACCCTCCAAAAAACACTTTACAAGCGCTGTTTAACAGTCTATTCTATGATTGTGAGACAGTGTAACTGCTCACTAAACACTAAACATCAACCCTAAGGACCATACCCATGACAACTGACAAAACCTGCATGGTTGTTCTTGACCAAAACTCCAATATCAGGTTCTTCTGCCCTGAAGCCATGGCACGTGCCATTGCCACACAGCCCAACACCGAAATCACCCAAGACGACAACTTCGGCCTGGTGGTTGTGGCCAACCACAAAGCTGGCGTGCTGGTCGACCTCCACATCTGACGCGAAACAAGCCCCCCGGGGCTTGTCTGCAGGTATCGCGCAAGTCCTGCACTGATGAGCAAGCGCCCAACCTAGGAGAACTTCCATGTCCACTCTGAATGAGATGACCATCAAGGAACTGATCACCAAATACAACGAGTTGGTGCCTGACGCTGCTGCCCACATCATGAAGTGGCATGGCCGCAAGGATCTGCTGATCGAGAAGGTCGCCGGCATGATCCAGGCGACCAGGGGCACGCTGACCATCAAGTCGGTCTCTGATGCCCTGCTGACGACCATCGACTACATTGACGAGGCTGGCAAGCCGATCGGGTTCACCTACGACTATGTGCTGGCGAAGGTGCTTGAGACCTTCCCCGACGCCAACACCACGGTCAAGTGCTTGCGCTGGTATAACACCAAGCTGAACAGCGACCCGAACGTGAAGATGCCGGTGCGCCCGCGGAAACGCACGGTTGAGGTCGAGGTTGACCAACTGGATCAAGCGCATATCATCGATGCCAAGCCGACGGCTGTGGACGACGATCACCCGACGTCTGACATGAAGGATGTGCCCGAAGCGGTTGCTGATCCGCTTCTGTGAGTCTGCTTGGCTGAAAAACCCAGCATAGCCCCAGGGTAATTCCTGGGGCGCCCCAGGGCACCACAAAGGAGAACGGCTATGCCCTATTACAACACTTTCTATCAGGGTCTTGATGACCTCTGCAAGGCACTATCCAACACTCCAAACCCTGACCCGAAGGGCACCCTTGGCCGATGCCTTAGACTCTACTTTCGCTCGCAGGAAGCTGCGAAGAAATTCGGGTTCATTGGCGTAGGTTGCATTACCTTCGCTGAGGCGCGTCTGGTCGAGTTTCAACGCCGAGCACTTGGCTTGAAGCATCGGATCGGTGACCGAGTGACAGTCCGACAATTTTGGGGCATCTATGAAGCCGAGATTGTGGGCTATGGTTCTGAGCACAACGGAGCAAAAGCCATTCCGGTCTATGACCTGAAAACCCCAACGGGCGACCTGCGCTGGGCCTACAAGGATCAGATCGATGCATGACTCCTATACCAAGTATGCGTGTGGGATCATCACTAACACAGGGCCTTCTTGGTCCTGTGTACCTACGCCCTGGTCCCGGTTCACGGACCTGTGCGTCCTCGTAGCCAGCTACTTACTGCTGGCCCTCAAGCTTTATCTCATCTGGAGGACTCTAACATGATGACTGGACTTATGCCAATCCCGCCCAAAACCCTCGCTCAGCTGGCTGAGCGAGCCAAAAAGCTTGATGGCTGTGTGCACTTGGAAAACAGCCAAATCTACGAATTTCCAATCAGCACCAACATAGTGGCCGTGGTCATCAACCCCGGCAGTCCATCCGGACATCAAGGCAAGGACGTTCGTCGCAATGCTGAGCTTCGCCAAATCCTAGCTGAAGGAACCCAAAAATGACCCTTTCTGAACTGATCGAATACCTGTCCATGCTGGCTGAAGACCATGATCACGACGAAGTTGAAGTGATGCTGGCCAATCAGCCCCATTGGCCCTTCGAACTCTCCATTGGCCAGCCCGTGCTGCACGACCCACTCAGGGAGTGGGAAGAAGAGTATGGCACTGAACCACCCGCTGATTACCCCGAGGAGGACAAAGCGACATGGCTGGCCGACCGGGCTATCGCTGAAATGAAACCCAAGACCATCTTCATCCCTGAAGGTGAACACCAGGAATACCTGCGCGATGGCGTGGCAAGGCTTTTGGACTGGAGACGGTGATAACCATACGGTTCAACCTGCCTATGATGATCCGCGTCTACCGGTGGTGCCGTAAATGCCATTCACCGCGCATACAGGCCATTAAACTGGCTTGGGGCTTCCAAAACTGGGGCTGAGCCTTCTCTTTGCTTTCCAGTCAGGTTCTAACCCGGTAGACGTTCACTAGAAGCGCTGAATAGACTACTAGTTCGCATTGCTTACACAATGCGATATTCTATTCATATCAACTATATGGAATACAATTCCATATATACCTAGGAGATGATCAGATGATCTATCTACCCCATGTGTGGGTATATGCAGGCGCAACCTGCGAAGACGTGTATGCCCAACTTGATGGGAAGATTGACGATAACGTCAACTTGGAATGCATGTCCTTGCCCCAGCTTGCCTTCGTGGCCCCGGCCTATTCTAACGATCTGGTCCAAAAGCTGGCCATGGACATGTGGCTCGAAATTCAGGGCGACTACGAAAAGTCCTTCGAGCGGGGCATATCATTCCATGAGCTGACTGCAACCATGTCTGCTCAAGTGCTTGAGACCTCTTGTCCTGGACAATGCTCCAATGGGTACAGCGGCGAGATGCCTGTGCTGGAAGTTACAACCTGGCGCTACTACCTCATGCACTCAATTGAACCGCTGATGCAAGTGGTTGTCCAGAA